AAAAACTTTTCTCTAACAGGAATTAACATATTTTCCCTCCTTAAAAAAGATAACCAAATATATCACAATCTATGGTCATACTGCTTCCCTGAGCAGTATTGACTGCTATTTTAAAGGTATCACTCGCCGCCCCCCTTACTGCCCCAGCATCAGCAGTAAGAATCTCATATTTAGTGCTATCATCTAGGCTGGTATGAGTAGAATCGGCAATAACATCATTGCCCGAAGCATTAAAACCAAAACTAAAACTTGCTGTTGTTAAATTGCCTGAACAATTCCTGATAACAACATGAGTAATTATGCAAGTCTTTCCTGTTGGCACAGTATAAAGGTTAGTGGTAGTTGGCGTTGACCCTGGATTCATATCAATGCCCGTTACTGTTGCCAATTTTCTTATGGCATTAGCCTTAGTGACAAAAACTCCACTTAAAACTTCTGTATTAGAAGGAATCTCCCAGCGACTTCCCGATGCCCCCTGATAATAGATTTTCACTGTCGGGGCATTTCCGCTCCCGCTAACTGAAGCATAGATTTTCCCAACTATTCTCGAGCCTGAATCAGGAGTATAATCAGAATCCAAAGTCAAAGGCACTATATAGCTTGTCTTTACGCCTGTATCCAGCTCATTGCTTTCCGATGAGGTGGCAACCAAAACTTCTGAATCATCGGTTTTTCTTTCATAAAGTTTCCAATAGAGCCTAAGAGTCTTTGTGCCTGAAGTTTTCTCGGCGAAAATAAACCAATCAAAAATCCCTCGAAGTAACTTTGTTGGTGCTTCTCCGACATCTGAAATCCATGTTCCAAGAAGTTGGTCATCCGTTACTCCCGATATCTCAATATATGTTTCTGAGTCCGCAGATGGCGTTAAAGAGCAAACTTTATAACCCGTATCAGTATCATCATCATCAGTCATGTAATAATTTGCCCCGATGGCTGTGGCTGCCCAATCTACATAATCTTTGTTAACAAACTCTTTTAACTCTGAAAAATCATCATGCCCTTGGTCAAGAAGAGGGATTCCATTTGAGACAGTCTGGGGTATTGTCTGGTCAAGAAGAAAAACATCATTTGAATCAACTGCCACTGCCATATTCCCACCAGCACCGCCATCTGATAATGTAATGCCATTCCCAGCAGTCAAGACTCTTTCATTATTAAGGTTATCATTGGACGAAACCACAATATAAGAAGCATCAGGATTAGCCTCTCTTTGTATATCTTCAACTAAAAGGTAAGAGTTTTCAGTTAAAGCCACATATAATCGCTGTAAATATTCTTGGACGCTAGAAATGTCCGTTAAATCACTCGGGAAAGGTAAATTCAAAACTCTTTCTATTGGCATTAACTCACCTCAAACCATTCGCCTCTAGGCTTAACAAACGCCTTAAGGCTATTCCATTCAAATTTAGTGGACGCCGATTCCGACTCAATCTTAAACATAAAATAAAGCCCTGTAATACTCTCATTGTCTAGAAAATAAAAATCAGCAGTCTTCACTTTACCATCGCCCGTTCCCACTGTTCTTGATTCACTAACCCATGTTACACCATTATCAGTGCTTATATAAATCGTAACGGGCGTATTAGCTGATACATCTCGATACTCAAGCCTTACTCTATCTACTGTCTTAAAAACATCTCCCAGCTTAGGGTCGGCATCCGAAAAATCAAGAGCCTTGCTTACCCAAATTGCTTTAATGGCACTCCCCGCATCGCTTTCAAAATCACCTAAAAGAAACACTCGCCCGCCCTCATCCATAACATAATCATAATAAATCTGCCCTAAATCAATAACTGTCGCCGAATCAGTTATCGCTAAGTCCCGCTCAAAATAATCTGTATAAGTTGCCATTAAGTTGCCCCCGCTCCCAAGATTACATCGTTAAACTCATAGATTGACCATTCTTTATTCTTGTAATTCCACGCAAAAGCCAATAATCCATCGGCGGTATTAGCAAACCAAGCAATCTCATTCTTGCGTCTAAAATTAACTCCCCATACATTCTTTAGCTCATTTATATCAACTAGGTCAAAAAATAAATGCCTAATCTTTTCCCCGATTCTGAGGGGCATTACCCACCATAATATAAAAATCATCACGCCCCAAAAAAGCATTGGTGCTTAAGAAATGAACAAGGCTATACGGAGCATAAAGCCCAATCCCCATTAAATAACTTAACCGACTAATCGGTGACGCCGCCACTCCTGTTCTGCCCCATATGCTAATAGCGTCTTCCTGATAAACCACTAAATTTGTCCCTACCTTGCCGAGGCCTGTTATCTTGGTTGCTGTATCTAGAATATCAGCCTGCCCTGCCGTTTGTTCAGCAGGGTCAAAAGTTGTTGGGTCACCTTCCTTTGACCATAAAATTGAATACGGCTCTCTATTGCCCGATATTTCTACATCTGCCAAAAAGAGTCTGTTAGCATACTCAATACAATAACGAGCTTTCTTAGCATAAGTGCTATCCAATGCTGAAGCATATCCCGTCCCATCCCAATATTGGACATCTACATTACCATTGGTAAAAACAAATTTATCATCCACTATCGTCCATGCCCACCGTTCATTAGTTGGCACAGAATAAATCTTTCTTATCTTGTAATTTTTACTCATAGAGCCTGTCGTTCCACTGTAAGAAGACTCTAAAGTAATTTGAGTGTCAGAATCTACGGATTTAATCTCCGCCCAATTGGTATCTGGCTCACTATCATCGCTATGGTCATCATCTAAAATAAAATAATCGCCCGCCGCCACTCCTGAGCTAGACCAATTTGTTCCGCTTCCCGTAACCACCGCTCCACTAATATTAGTTATTGTTCCTGTAGTATAAGTCTCAGTCTGGTAAGAAAATGTTTTCCCTGAGCCACCTTCTCGTTTACACAAATCAGTCTCAGTGAGAAAAAGAGTATAAGTAGTGCTGGCTGATTTATCAAAAATAACTACATGTTGCCCGACTGCCCCGACACCTAAATCTCTATCTAATGAGTATCCCCAGCGTTTAACAACTCTATTATCCTCAATCCGACAGTTAATAGTCGGGTAATTGGCATATAAAGGATTCATCTTAGACATGGGGCGGCTAGCATCATACCCATGCTCTAAAGGATTTATATGAAAAACAAATCTAGCCATCGCACCAATCACCTTTTCTTACAAATAAAACACCTTCATTATTTAGCCCTTTCTTTATAGATAGATATTCTTCTCTTTCTCGCTCGCAAGAAATAAAAGCCAAGAAATCAGCCGCCTCTCTAAAATTAGGTATTATCTCTAATGCCCTCTTAGCTGATTCCCTTGAGGCTATCATGCAGTTTAGTTGTCTATATATCTTGGCTCTCATCAAATAGGCTTCAGCTACATGAGCTTTTTTAATCTCATCTTTCAGCCAATCGAAAGAGAGGTTTCTTAAAAAAATTTCAAACTGAGATAATGCCTCATACCATTTTTGCCTAATAGCTAATTCCATCCCATAAAAAAATCTTTCCCGCAATAATTCAGGGTGTTCCTCTAATTCTCTCCTAAGTATTCTAATTGTCCTATTAGGGTCTTTACGATGACTAATACTTCTATGAGCATAAATCGTTATATCTTTTTTATTCCAATACCACCTAGAAGCCAATGTTCTATGGACAGCTCCAATCCAATAATTTGTGTCTATCTTCTTAATCAGCTTAGGAAAATAATGATAACTGTTTTCATAATCTATTTTGACATCTATCCAATCAGCTTTTTCGTCTTTAATTAATTTTCTAATCTTTTTTATTCCGCCTTCTTCCAATCTCTCATCGGCATCTATTGAAAGTATCCAATCACCTTGACATCTAGAATCAGCAAAATTATATGCCTCGGCAAAGTTATCTCGCCAAGGAAAAAAGAAAACCTTAGCCCTCATACTCTTGGCTATATCTGGCGTCTCATCCTTTGAACCCGTATCAACTACAATTATTTCATCTGCATCCTTCACAGAACTAAGGCATTGAGCAATATTCTCCTGCTCATCTTTAACTATCATTGAGACTGAAAGTTTAAGTTGAGCCGCCACTATACCCTCCATCTGAAATCATCGCCTTAAACTCTACATAAGCAACGCTTCCCTTGCCCACAAAAACAGTTGACGCCAACTTTTTCCGCCCCAACATATCACCGCCAGAAGAAGCATTAAAAACTCCCACTTCAGCTATGTTTATATCGTCTTCCACAACAAAATATCTATACCATACTACGGTATCTCTAGGGGCAAGAGTTGACTCTAATTCTACTGTTGCCAACCCCCTATCAACTTCACTCTCTAGAGTAGTGTCACCTGAGGCTTCTGATTTTGTCCCTGTCCCATAGGCTATATAGGCAAATTCAAGCCCCCCAGGCAAATCGCCTAACAATTTACAAGTTTCTGATATTCCTACACTAGTTAACATTTTTATGTTCCTTGCTCCACTTTAATAACAACCTTTACTGTCCATACATCGCCATTGCTAAGATTCCGTCTATCACCCGAAGAAATCACTGCCCGATAAAGCATATTTCCCCCGCTAGAAGCATCAAAAACACCAACTTCTGTCGGGGTAATTGAACCCGTAATATCAAAATCAGCCGACAATACTAAAGATTGCCCGTAAATAGTTACATACCCAGCTACATAATCCGTTTCCTCAGTGGCAGTGGCTAATACTCTATCAACTTCATTCTCTAAGGCAGTATCACCCGCTGAAACCGCCGTTGTCCCTGTTCCATAGGCTACATATAAGGGATGACTAGCATTTACATCATACAGGCATTGTCCCGCAATAACAAATCCATCGTTAACTATTTGCCCTGTTGACTGAATTAAAGCCACTATTCATATCCCCCTTCTCGATACATTATGCTTGGCTTAAATCTTCCTGTCCTAGCTTCTTCCTCGCTATCATAAAGCCCAACAAGTCCAGCCACCTGGTCTAGAAAAGCCTCTTTGTATTTCTTTGCATCCTCATCCTTGCCTGGTAACCAAACACAAGCCTTATAAGCCGCTAAATAAAGTATCGGCTCATCCCAGGCGTCATCCAAGACAGTGGTATCAGTGGGATTACTTAATTCCGATGGAATCATCTTGTAGTAAATATGAAGCGTATAGGAATCATCGGGCGTTGGGTGAAGATAAATCTTAGTCCCATGCCTTGTCCATTCCGTTGGTTGTCCCTCAGCTGAAGTGTTTGAACGGTCAGTGTAGCCAAAATAAGTCTGCGGTGGAATATAACTCAATTCACGGTCATTTGTGGCATCATAAATTTGTCTAACCGCTAGACAATCTGACGGCACATCAACATACGCTGTCCCATCAGTAGTTGATTGGCTGTCATCCACCGTCTCTAGCTGAGGAAAATAAAATCCAGCCCTAGTCCCCAATAGTGTCTTCTTAGTGGCTATATCCTTATAGGCAGCGTTAATCCATACCTCATACATATTAGTTGAGCCCACACTCTCAACATCGCTACGCTGCCCCATCATTAACTTTAAATAAGCCTTGAAAGTAGAAAACTGATAACTTCCCATTTTATTCCTCGATTATGGCTAATACCTCATTTGGGGCTAAAATCCTGTGAAGATGGGAATCGGTATAGGTCTCAGGCAACTGAATATGAATACCAGCATAAAAAGTAAAGAGAATCCTCTGCCCTTCTTTTAAGCCCATTTCTTCCGTTTCCTTATCGGGAGTTAATTTGACAATTGTTCCCGTTTCACTTAATTGACTATACTTATCAGGAATAATAATGCTCCCCATGTTCTTTGTCCTGTCATCTACCTTAACATAGAATCGCCCAGGTAAAGGTTTAATTTTGTCAAGAATTAAATCGCTCATAATTCCTCCTTTCCTCTCTCGGTTTCTGAAATGTCAATATCCATATCGCTCTCATCACGCTTGCGATAATACCAATTATAAAGCTCTGGGGATGAAGTAATCCATATCCAGCATACACGCTAGAAACGCAAGTCAAGATATTGTTCCCCCCAACACTTCCATTAATCTGTTCACCGCCCTCGAACTCATCTGAACCAGCAGAAGTAAAAGTGATTGTCCCAGCAGCATCACCATTTGTCCATGACCCCGAACAAACAGAAACACTAGCCACTTTTGCAGTTGTCCCTGAACTAGCCCCCGTTAATGTCTCGCCAACTTGCGGCTTAGTAGAACCGCTTTTAAAGTGCATCTGATATTTCTTTACAAATTTCCCCGTCCATGGAGCATCATGCCATTTTTCACCCTTGGCATCCGTCTCTTTTATGTCAAGGTTTAATTTAAGCATCTAAAAAAGCCCCTTGCCATTTATAGCCTTAAGCTCTGAACGATGATTTTCGTTATAATCAACGCCCAATTCTTTACATTCTTTCCTTGTTAATCCCTTAGTTGCTACTTTCAACGATTGTGTTAAATTAGGATAAACACCGTCCAAAAACGCCGAGGCACTCATAAACTCTACACCATTACCCCTTTTTATTTTGTCATATCTAATCATATGCCCCATTTGATTAGAACTTGCCCGCCTAAAAGCAATATTCCAGCCTTTACCTATCAATCCCTTGGCTTTCTCTTTATAGTCTGCACCATCAGCCGAAGCACTCGATGAATCGAATTTCTCTATTGCAATACGCCCGTAAGGAACTCCCAATGAGACAAGTTTATTTATACACTTTTTATACCACTTAACAAGTGACCCAACATTCCCCTTGGCTGGCTCATTAACTAATTCCCAGATAACATAATCATTACCAAAGAATTTAACCATATTCTCTATGTATTTAAGAAATGCCTCTATTGTCTTTGGGTCATCATAAAATCTTTTAACATCATCCGTGGTATTATTGATATTGTTCTTCTTATTAAACGGACAAGTCGCCCATCTGTGATGCTTTATCGAGGACGCCAAGCAAATAATAGTTGTCACCTTGCGTCTATGAAAAGAATTAAGCCTTTTCTTTATCTTACTAATATAAGTCTCATCTAATCTAGTTAAATCATATTTTCCGTTTTTTGTGGGAAAAGGAATGAAAGAATGCGTAACATAAAACTTATCTTCAGCAATATATGCAAAGAATCTAATGGCGTTAACATATTTCGCCATCTCGTCAGCTAGCTTGTCCCAAATTTCATAGGTGAAATCGGGGGCTTTCCATTTCATTGCCAGATTCTCATACCCGTGAGACCAGCCAATAAGATATTTGACTTTATCCAGCGGGAATTGACAAATGTTTATCTTCTCTTTCTTCTTTTTAGGCTCTTGAGGTTTTTCTTTTTTATATGAATCTGTAGAATATTTCTTTTTTAATAATTTTTTACAGATTTCTATAAGTCGGCACTTGATAAATCTCAAGAACTTTCTAAACATCATCCCTTCCTCCCCAATATCCGAGTGCTTTAAGTTGTTTCTCAATCTCTTTATCTTCTTCCGCCCATTCTTCATATCGAGGATAAAAAAGGTTAGCACCATTTCGCTGCTCAATTATCTCTTTAAGATACCTTGGCTCATCTTCCACATAAAACCGCACAAACCAAGCACATTTTGGACATTTGAATCCCATGCTATTAGATGGCTTGGTGGTTGCCCATGACCAAACATTTTCTATTAAAATATGACTAAATCTAAGAACCATCTTAGACCCGCAGAAGCGACATTTAATATCGAATAGTGGCTCATGCCCAATAATATCATTAGTCCGCCGCCAAGTCGTATTAATTAGTGGAAATACCTTATTTCTCTTTTGAAATCTCGTCGCTAATCTTTTTATAAAGTTTTTCATATTGACTCCTTGATATAGCCACGCCAAACACATCCCAACTACCACATTTAGGACAAAACATTCCAACATCCATAGCAAAACTTCTCTCTTTTAATCCTGAAACTTCAAAATTATGAACCATAGCATTAGAAAATTCCATAGATGTTCCACAAAACCAACAATGGGGCGTAAATCTACATCGTAGTCCGCCCGTTTCCTTATCTTCTACCCAATAATTCATTTGAGTAACAAAAAAGGGGGTAGGAAACCCACCCCCTTAATTTTAAGTCGCAACCGTAGCAGTATTGGTGCTAAGGTTAATTACATACCAATTCGTGCCATCACTAAACGCTAAAGCACAAGCACCAATTTTCTCGGACGATGTCGAGTAAGCAACCGAATCAGCCGCCGCATCATTGAAGGTGATAATCTTGTCAGTTGTGCCGTAAGTGATAGTCATGTTTTGGTCTGCCTTATTCACAAATAAATAAAACAAACCATCAGCCGCAGTGGGGAGGGTAAAAGAAAGAGCACCCGAACCATTAGCAATAAAAATTGTCCCCGTCTCAGCCGCAGTAACATTGTAATTGCCCGTCTTGGCTGTAACCTTTACCTTGAATTTTGACAATTCACCTGTCACACCAAGGTCGCCACCAACATTTACATCACCCGAAAAAGTATATGTCGAAGATGAATTGGGAATCGTAATAGCCATGTTTTTCCTCCTTTAAAAAGGACTCTGGCGGGCATCCTCATTAATAGATGCCCGCTTGTAAGTCCTTTATTTTCAAGAATTTAGGTGTTGCCAAAATAAGCATGTCTCGGGTCACTCACGCCGTATTTGAAATACTGAAGTGACAAGACAATGGTGTCCAGCGTGGTGTCGGGAGCATCTTTCACAACAACTTCAGGCGACATGGAAGTCAGCACAAAGTAGCCATAATCAGGATGATTCTTAGCCAACACAATCCACGCAGTAGAGCTGGTTAAGCGAATAGAACTAAAAACATCAATCCAGCCCTTGTAGTAGTTGAAAGTGTTGCTGATTTCCTGAGGCACTCTCTCTGACTTCACAATTTCTAAGGCCGTCCGTTCAAGCTGGTAATTCACAACTAATAGGTCGGGCTTGGTGCTGAAAACATTTGCTTGGTCATCATACATATAGGCGAAATAGTTTTTCGCACTATCAAGAGCAGAATAGCTCAAGGACGAAGCAAGATAGTTGTCATAGGTCGTTCCAGCATCATCCAAGCAGGTATGCGAATTATTAGCGATAGACAACCCGTCAAAGCCCGCAGCATAGGTAGTGCCGGTAGGATTATTCCACATCTTGAAGATTTCCACATCCTTC